TTTGTTTTCAAATACAAACCGAACCAATTCATTCACGCATGGTTGACATCCGCGGAATGAAAATTCGGATTGTGGATCAATAAGTTTTGAAAGGCGTTCGAACTCAATCAATTCCGGTTGTGATGGGTGAACATCCACGCCGTTTAAAATGCGATCATAAAGGAAAGTTTGTGATAATACATCCATAGTTTTTATTTTTAAATGTCCATATGTTTTTTTATTTCGATCCTGGCTTTTTTTATCGTTTTACATATCCCCGAATATTCGATTCCGGTGATTGCCTCCACCTTCCGATACGATCCATGTTCGGCGTAAAGTTCCAACATTTTTGCATCGTACCAATAAAGTTTTTGTAAAGGTACAACAATGATTTCAATCGGTTGTTCATCGGCAATATCGGAAAACGATTCCAGGGCCGTTTCCCGGCCTTGTAATTTCCGGAATGAACTTCGTTCCCACCTAACCATATTAACAAGCATTTTGGCAACGTATGCAACGAATTTGCCCCTTTGATACAAATCCAGGATATCGGTTTCCGGTTTCAACAACAATTCTGTGAACACATGTTGTTTAACATCATCGCGAATGTCCGGCGGTTGAATGCGTGCCAGGCATTCCCGAAGATCATCCGATCGGTAAAGTTGTTCAATGATTTCTTTTGCGTTCACTTTATAAAATTACGGGTTTTTGTTGTTTGTCTTTTATGGGATGCGCAGCGTTAGCGTAGCGCATTCCCTATAAATATTTTATTTATAGTTATATCAAGTTGATAGTTCTGAAATAGTTTTGTTATAACTATGTTATCAATCAATTGATTTTCAATTTTTAACATAGTATGAATTTTTGATATATTGTTGATTTTTGACATATTATAAAAATTCATAATGTTTCACATTGTTTTTTGTAAATTGTTGATTTTCAACAGATTAATTTTTTTCATCAATTTTTCGGTGTTAATAACAAAAAATAACAAACGGATAACAAAGTTATAACAAAACGTATCTAATCAATCGCTTGATATTGACGCGTTAAAGTATTGAAACTGAACGATGTAAACCCAACCTTGCCCAACCACCACCAACGAATTTTCTGCACATAGGCCGTAACAACGTTGGTTTCAAAATCTCGATAGATTGTCAACCCGTTATCTGTTTTGTTGAAAAAATTTGCTGATCCGCTGATTGAATACATTGTCGGAACTTCATATTTTCCGGTTGATTTGTCCTTTTGTAATTTGGTCGGATGGGCAATCAAAAAAATATGAATTCCCAATTTCCTGGCTGCCATCCGGATTTTTGAAAGTACATCTGAAATGTATTGCGTTTCCGTTTGGCCATTTGGAACTTTGTGTTCGATGTAATTCCAGGGATCAATTAATAATCCTTTGATTCCTTTACGCAATACCAATTCGGCGGTTTTTGCCAATATCCCATCGATGGTGATGTCCGCCTCCATTGTATTGATAAAAAAGAAATTATCATTCAGATAATCCATAACCATTTCAAGTTCAAATTTTGAAATGCCCATCGATGTTTTATTGAATGGTTTTTCGGATAACTTTTCAATCAATTTTGTTGCATGAAAAACCGGCGGTGAATTTTCAAATGAACAGATCGCCCATTTCCAACCATGATTGATTGATGTTTTAGACATCAACCAATCTGTAAACTCTGACTTGCCGGATCCTGGAATCCCGGTTATGGTTGTGAAATCCCCAGGCATGAATGAAATCAATTCATCCAATGTCGGGATGCCGACCTTTGCGCCTTTCGGATACCCATTTTCATACAGATCAAGTAATTCCGTTTCCAGGGTTTCCTTTTCAACAATGCCTTTGATTGGAAACGGGATTGCATTTTGAACCATTGCTTTAACGGCATCCCTTCCATGTTTTATTAGTACATCATTGGCATCTTTGCAATCGTTTGGATATTGTATGAATGAACATTTTTCAATTCCGAATCGCCTGGACAATTCATCCTTTAAATTTTGCCCCACTTCATCGTTGTCCGTTGCAATGATAATTTGTTTTTTGTCGATAAAATATTCCGCGCAATTATCCAGGTATGGCAACTTCATCACACCCTTTGGCGTTGTTCCATTGGGAACGCTTACAACATTGTAAATGCCGGATTCATACATCGACATTGCATCTATTTCGCCCTCAACAATGATGGCGGTTTCTGTGTCTTTGATTGCATCCAGGTTGTAAAATATCAACTCGGCATCCTTTGCCAATTTGAAATCTTTTCCTGGGCCGCGGAACTTGATGTTGATTAATTCATCGTTTCGGTAGTAATTGAAACAAACAACATTGGTTTCCTTTTGCGCTTTCGGCATCCATTCAAACGATTGTGAAATCTTGAAACGCAACAACGTATTGTTTGAAATTCCGCGATCCTCAAAGTATTTGATGAATTGTGGATGTATCTTTTCCAATCGTTGGATGGGCCGGATGTATTCCTTTGAATCCTTTTCCAATTGGAAATTGTAATATTTGGCCACATGTTCAACGGCATCATTGAAATTGCAATTCGTATGTTTCATGACAAATGAAAAGACATCGCCGGATTCGCCACATCCAAAACATTTGTAAAAATTGCCATTCACCGGGATTTTAAACGATGGCGTTTTTTCGTTGTGGAATGGACAATTCCCGACATAATCCGAACCGGATTTTTTTAACTTGACAAATGATCCAACGATATCGGAAACCTTTGCAATTGCTTTCAATTGCATGATTGATTCATGGTTGATCATAAAATCATTTTAGGTTGTTCGGGTTTCTGTTTCCATCTCTTTTCCATTCCGATTTTGCCGGCCTTCGACCTGGATGATTTCAATTCCTTGTATTGATTCATTGAACGAATCAAACGATCGGAAAAAAACGTTTCATCCTCAATCACGAACAAATCATAATTGCGAATAACGGCCTCAACCTTTTCCTTTGAACAATTGATTGAAAATGCAATATCATCGATTGATTCAATTGGCAATTTGTTTCCAGGTGCATCGCGTAACATTTCAATCAACGCCCAATAAATACCATATCCTTCCATTCCTAATTGGCGGCGCAACTTGATGATTTTAACATCGTTTCGCGCGTTGCTATCATGCGAAAAATAAAATGATTCCTTCATAAAAATAAAAAACCCAAAGGAATGGAACCGGTGAAAGCAATCTTTTCAGATTGGCGGCTCCGCCCCTTTGGGCGTTAATAAGTTTTACATTGTCATGCTTTCACCTATGACATTACAAAAGTACGATTTTATCGTACAACTCAAAAAATTGTTCCGGTGTTCCAATGAATTCATAAATGCCACCGGCTTTGCGTTCCCGGATCTGTTCAGACAATTGATCCGAGCGCGGTTTGTCTTTTCCGACTTTGATTTCAATCATAATGGAACGCCCGTTAATCGTTGCGGATATGTCCGCCGTTCCCTTCCTGGTTGATGATGGGATCCATTTTTTAACGCCGATTTTTGCCCCGGATGGTTGTTTCTCAACTCCATCAACCAAACGGCCCGAAACGTTGATCCTGGTTGCCCGGTGTCCTTTCCATGAAAGGAAATTGCAAATGAATGATGTTAAACCATTGGCGGCATCAACTTTCGGAACTTTTGGTTCCAAGTAAAAACCATCATTGAATGCGTTGGGATATTGAATCTTGAACCATTCCAGGTGCGCTGCCATGTACCTGGGATGATCATTCTTTTTTGCCATGTTGTTTATTTTGTTTTAAAAATATGGGCCAACGTAGAAACGCCGGCCCGTTCACAATTAAAAACAATGTCTAAAATGGTAGATCATCAATAACATTCTGTGCCGGCGCATCCGGTTGCTTCAATTCGGATTTCTTAAAATTACCGATGTACGTTTTCTTTTCCTTTGCTTCGCGTTGTTCTTTGCTTTGTCGCACCGAAACGGAACCGATGTTCCCGTATTGGTCAACATCCGCGTTGATCCAAATGTCGATGTTTAAATACAATTTACCATTTTTTGCTTGCGTTAAATTTCCTTTTGGGATGTCCGAAACGCAAATCGAACCATTGAATAATTGATTCATAATCATTGCCGGATGTAGGGAGCCGGTGCCTTTAAAATTTAAATAGCGATATTTTCCGGAATTCCGTATTTCAAAATTTGCCGTTCCCAAAATTCGGGCGATTGTCTTATCAATGCCTTTTCGGTGTTTAGCGTTTTAGGACATACCCGAATGATGATTCCGGTGGGCGTGTTGGTTGCCAAACAATACCCGGTTAATTGATTGCCATATCCAAAATGATCAATTGATTTGCCCAATGGCATTTCGGAAACCTTTAAATCAACAATCAATCGGCCCGGACGAATCAAATCAATCCGCCCTTTGTATTGCATCGACAAGCCGGCATGTTCCA